CAGCTTTTTTTGTGTCCAATTTAAGGAAAGAAGGTGATAAATTGATTCGATTTTCGGATTTAATACAAAAATCTGTTAGAACGCCCGCAGAAAAGATACATTCTCCCGATACGCCTGGCACTTCCGGCAGTACGGCAGGCATTGTAAAGGGCAGGTTTAAGATTGCAAAATCTGATGATGAAAAAAGGCTTGTATTTGGCTGGGCCAGCGTGTCCATGCGGGTGCTTTATAAGGATCAGGATAATCAGCTGATGTTGGCCAAGGCGGGGGTCAGTTGGTACGAGGCGGCAAAAGAGGTGGAGCTGATTCTGGATGGTCAGGATTATCTGGAGTTTATGATCACGCCGCCGGACCAGAGAAAGAAGAAGACTGTGAGGATGGA